TCGTAGTAGAGGAAGGCGTCACGTTTGATTTTCATTGCTTAGCGTCCTGATGCCTGTCAGCCAGCCCGGTATCGTGTTGCCCGTCTTCCGGATACACAGGACTTGGGCCACGACGTAGCAGGCAAGCAAGTCGAATGGGACCCACACCCAAAACAGGAGTACGGAGAAACTCAAGCTGTAGAGCACGACATACAGAAGTGTCGGTCTCACGTTGTACTTCGTACCGGCTAGGCTCATTCCAAGGCATGTGCGTCGGAAGATCATATGAAAGATCAGACACAAGCCGATAGTCGTCAGCTTCCAGTAGACGCTCGGCAACAAGACGTAGAAGGGCAGTGACAGCACTAGAATGATAGTACAGTTCACCATACTGGCGATTATCTTTTGACTTAGGGTGCTCACTCATTCGTCCCTCTTTATGGTTGTGGTTTTGCGTTCGGTCTTCCATGCGCCCTCGTCCGTGTAGATAGACCCAAGATAGCCAAGCGCCTTGAGAGACTCGGGTTGGAGGGCATGGTGGAGGAGCATGGTGTCGTGCTCGGCTCCACGGACCCGGATGCCGACGGAGCGGTAGAGGAAGGCAATGTCGTAGAGTCCGTTCTGGAAACACTTTTTGATCGTTCGATCTTCGAGAACTCGCTGGACATGATGCCAAGCAAGTATCTCTGCATTGAGATTAGGGAAGTAACTTCTGTTCTTCTTTCGCCGGTCAAAGAACGGCACAACGAGCGCAAGGTCTGGTCTCGGGCTGAGGCCGATGCAAGTAACGTCTTCACCAGACGTCTCGATGTCGACGCTAAGGATCCGGCAGTTGCGCACATGGCGGTCGATGAACGTCCGTATGTCTTCGGCATTGGGTTCGATCCAGATTTCTCGATGGGGGCGGCGGATCTCAGGGTAGGCCGACTCACGCTTGGCCTTGATTAGATCGGCTACCGTCGTCGGCCGGAGTTCCCACTGTCGTAGAATAGCAGCAGGATGATAAGTAGGAAGGAGCTTGTAGCCAGTAGCAGTATGAGTGCTATAACGAGTCGTGCCCCTGAGTTTGGTGATGCCTGTAGAACCAGCCAAAGCCCAAAGAGCACTGTTACCGAGGCAGACAATAAGCTCAGGCTCAAGGTCAACGATTTCATCGGCAAGCCTTTCTAGTTCAGGGATGAACTCGGTGCGGACGAACTTGGATTTAGATAGGGGCGGGTAGCCAATGATGCCCTCGTCCTTACCGCCGCAGAAGTTCTCAATCCTGTTGTACTTCGGGCGGGCGTTGAATACGTTGGTGGCCCGGACAATGTCGGAGTGGCCCTCCCAAATCTTGGCGACGTACTTGGGATTGCCCTCACGGAAGTAGCGATGGAGGAGGTCCCCATCGCCGTTGGTTAGCGTGATGATGTCTGCCTCGTGCAGCATCTTGAGTAGCTCCACTCCGGCAGCGCCGACGAACGGGATATGGACTCGCTCCTCGGACTCGCCCCACGCCTCGCCGACGAGCAAGATCATGCGAATTCATCCACGATCAGTTGGGGGTAGCCGACGAGGTCTTCCCAGTGTTGGCGTTCGTCGGCCTTGCCAGACAAGATGCGGGACCACTTAAGGCAGCACTGGTCAAAGCATTCACGTTGGGTCTCGGACATCTTGTTCCAGCCGGGCGAGGCTTGGGCTATCTTCTTGAATGCCTGAGATATGTGGGCGTTGTCTTTGAACGCACCGTGGGTACGGTTACGATCCCGTAGTAGGCGAACTGAACTAGTGCCCTTGTAGGGTGCCTCTTCTGGTTGGGCGGTGGTGGCGTCAGTCATTGTTGGGCTCCGTGTTGTAGTTCTTCTCAAAGAATGCTTTGGCAACCAGCCACATGTCGTTGTGGTTGGCGGGGTTGCGGAAGATCATGTCGCCCCACTTGGGCGAACCGGCATCCTTGTCTTCTTGGTTGACGCTGATGCCATCCATGATGAGGCTAGGGGTCCAGTGAATGGCTTCCGTGAAGCCCTTACGGTTGTAGCGTTTCCAATCGTTCATTGGGGTTCTCCGTTGGAAGGTGGCCCCTCAGGCGGGACTGTGACAAACAGGTCCTGAGGGGCCTAGCCGGGTTACTCTGTGGCTGTTACCCGGCTATTGGACTTTAGCGGTAGACTTCACGTTGGCGTAGAATGCAGAGCCGTCCTTGGCTGCGCCATGAGTGACGAAGGCAACGACCTGTTGGCCCGGCAGTTCTTCGATCGCCTCGGCAAAGGACTTGCCGATGATCTCAACGCCGCAGTCTTCGATGAACTTACGGAGGCGCCACTTGGCGTCTTCGGTAAGCCAGTAGGTAACGCGCAAGGTGCGGTTCTCCAAGCCGCCCATTGCCTCAAGCTCGTCCTTGTCGACGTCGTCACCTGCTTCGAGCGGTTGCAGGGTGAACTCAGCGTATTCGGTCTGCTGCTGAGTGGACTTGTCGTACCGGGGCAAACCTGCCACGGTGCAGATGTACGAGCCGATTGGGAGAGGCTTGGGCCGCTCGGCAGCCTCGACCTGTTGGTCAAGGATGGACGAGAAGCTCGTGACCTCCTCAACTGGCTCAACTTTCTTAGGCTCTTCGCGTCGTAATGGTAGTCTTGCCATGTGTAGGTTCCTTTGTTGGTACGCCCCGCAACGCCTCGAATAGCGTTGCGAGTCCTGTGTCTGCTGGCAACGCCTTGAGCTCAAGTGGCTTAGCCGTTGCCAAGTCTATCTGTGAGTCTGACTCTAGCTGTATTGTGCGTTTACCTCCTCTGTTGATGTATCGGATGTAGTTGGGGAAGTAGGCAGGTATCCGTGGCGATAGCTTCTGCCCTATTCCCTGTGGGAAGATCTTGTCAGGTCCAACGACCTGAGGTTGGTATTGTCCATGTCCGATGGCGATGACGTTGGTTTGGAAGAGCGGCGACGTGAGCCCGGCGAGGACTTCCTCAATCGCGTTTTGAGAGTCAGCGTAAGTCGCTCGTTTATCATAGTCGCCCGAACGTCCTTTAGGCGTGAGAGGCTCTCTCCAGTCAAACGCCGAATCGCAGAGACGTGTGAGGGAGTCAAGTACAAGTATAGCGTCACTTCCCCATTCTGCGGGTCTACCGAAATCGACGTCATCGTACTTCCAATGGTCAAGCATCCGGATGGCGTCGATGAATGCTTTTGGCGGGCCATCTATTTGGGGTCCTAATGGTGTCATCTTGCGCTTGTCGCGCAGGGTTCTGAACTCGACGTTCCCAATCAGCTGCGGACACCGCGCAAGGATTTGGAACTTCAAGGGATCGAGTAGGTTGTCCATGTCGAGGATGAACAGCTTGTAACCGGCCTCAACCAGCGACACTAGGCTGCTGGTCTTGCCGGACTTTGGATCCCCGACAATGAGAACCTTGACGAACTCGTTACTTTGGTGGGCTGACAGCTTTGGCATTGGTTTTCCTTATGCGGATCTCAACCACATCACCGGAGTCTAGGGCCGGTCGGTCGGCGCCGAGATAGAGGCTCTCACTTGAGCCTTCAAGGTGCACGAACCAGCCGATGGGCTCGGTCTTGAAGATCGAGTCCGGGCCGTACCCGGCAACGTGGAAGCGCTTGAAGCGGTGTTCGAGATTGATGACGGTTGTGTTGATGATGTAGGCTACCGGGGCTGTAGTGGGTTCCATGGGGTTCCTCGTTTGAAGTTGGACTCTAGGAACTTTTCTCGGACCGAAGGGTCTTTCTGACAGATCTCTCGAAAGCGACAGCCTCCGAACTTGTCACAGGCTGTGTCGTTGTGCGGCCAGTAGTTGATGCTGGCATAGTACTCGGCCATGCCAAGCCAGTATCCGAGGTCGATGCACCACTCGTCGATGCGGCCTTGGGTTCGGTAGGTGAGACCACGGACGGATCGAGACTCGTCGGTAAGCAACTGGATGGCGTCGATGATCACGCCTTTGACTGGAACTCTGGCTTTGTCTTCCTCGGTTACTATCTGCCCGGCGAGGGTGTAGAGGCTCATTTGATTGTTTGGATCGTATTGATCAAAGTAGTACGGGCCGGGTGTGGAAGTGGTGGTCTTGTAGTCTTCGACGAAGATGGCGTCGTTGAACTCAACTATCCGATCGAGGTGTCCGCACAGGACGTATGGTTGGGTCAGAGTCTCTTCACCGTTGACGGTTTCGATGGCAGCTTTGGGACCGAAATCGAGTTCAAAGCGGAAGCTGTACTCGACAGCGGCGGTGCCATCGTTCTTGATGTAGGTCTTGGCTTGGTCGTCGATGTGGCCGTCGACGTAATCGATCACGGCGCGGACGAGGCTGTGGCGGTTCTTGTACTTGCCGGGGCGCTCGGTGGTGTCGGGGTTCCAGCCCCAGGTACGGATCAGTAGTTCGTGGATGACGTCGTGCACAGCGTCATCGTGGGGAATGTCGGCGGCGCGTGAGATGTAGTATTGTTGAAGGGCGATGTGGAGTTCTTGGCCAAAGCGCAGGTGAATGGACTCACCCTCGCTCTGCCAGCCGTCGATCATGATGTATTTGTACAATCTAGGGCATTGCTTGAGATAGCTCAAGCTGGTGGCGTCCCATGCGAATTGGATGTTGGAGTCGGGCAGGAACGGTGACGGGGCCTCGACCTCTACGACGTAGTCCTGCTGTGGCTCTCTGATCTGTTGGTCTAGGATGCTCATACGCGCCTCACGAATTCCGTCTTTGGTTTGGCAGGTGTGGTCTTGACGGCGCTGACGACGGCGGATACGTCGAAGGCGATCTTGGGTCGGTCCTTCTTCGGCTTTTCACCGGCGTCAAGGCGTGCTCGATTGTTGCGGTGGTAGGCGACTAGGACGTCAATGTGCTCAGGCTTGAGATCATCTGGAGGCAGGTCCATGATCTCGGTGATGGTATCAGTCATTGTCAGCCTCTTGGTAGTGTTGCAGGCGTTGGCGGCGCTCACGCAGGTAGCGGTGGATGATCTCACGGATCTGGCCTGACCAGCCGTAGCCGAAGATGCGTTCCATCTCCTCTACATCACGGAGGTAGAGGCGGATGGATGTGTTGTAGGTTGGCTCTTGGGTCATCTAACTATCTCCACGGTCTTCTTGACCAGCCATACCTCTTTGCCGTTGGATGGGAAGACAAGGCGGATGTCGGTCCTTGGCTTGGCTTTGTATAGGTGGCGGGCCACGTCGCGTAGCTGATCGGTGGGGATGGCAATGCCGAGTTCTTCTTCCTCGGCTCTAAGCCATAGGGCTGTCCAGTCAATCATACTCGCCTCTTGAATGTGGTGACGGTTGGCTTTGGCTCTTCGACGCCCACTACTTCGTCTTCGGGCTCGTCTTCGATCGGCTCAATGATCTCGGCAAAGGATTGGATCGGCTCCATGTAGAGCCACCACTGGTCGTTGATCAGCTTGATCTTACAGACGATGCTATCGTATGGTGACCGGCCATGTAGTGGGTGGTCTGGGTCAGGGTAGATTTGCGCGTTGTCGTTTCGATGGAGCCGTCTGGCGTAGTGCATTCGGGTGCGGAGACGCTCGGCTGCATCTCTGGACTCGCATGGCACCTTGGCCCCTTTCGGATGTTCTAAGGCCCTGTCGAAGGCCTCGTAACAATCCGAGTAGGCTATAGTCGAAGTTGGGTAGCCCATCGTTCACCACCTGATGGTTTCAGAGTTGATCTCATAGAGCGTATCCTTAGCTCGGGTTTGAGTGACGTAGCGCAGGTTTAGATCCTGCTCGTGTTCCTTCATCAGCCACGGGTCGAGCATGTATACCGTGTCGAATTCGAGGCCTTTGCTCTTGTGGCCGGTGAGCAGCTTCATGGTGCCTTGCTGCTCAAAGAGGTGCTCGGCATACTTGATAGCTAGGCCAAGGTCAGAGCCATATCCGGCAAAGACCTTCATGCAGTCGGCGGTATCGTTGGCGGTTGAGGACTCTTTGGCGAGCTTTTCGGCGCGCCAATCCTCGATAGCAGCAAGGACAGTAGCTTGAGGGGAATGTTCAGGCCCGAGCTTTCGCATTGTGCCGATAAGCTTTGGGCCAATGTCTGAGCCTGCGACTGTGACAGATCTGCCATGCGCGAGAAGCTGCATTCCGAGTTTGAAAAGAGGAGCGTTGTTTCGACAGATGATGCTCGCCCTTTCAACGAAATCTCTAGCCTCCAATCCTTCGAGTCGCTCAACGTGGCCTCCCGGTTTGATCCATTTGAAGTTGGGGACGCGCCATCGGGCAGCCTCGACCACGCGCTGTGGGCAACGGAAGCTGACGGATAGCTCAGTGCTCGTCATGTTGAACTGGGCTTTTGCTTCGGCCATGCCGTTAGCCTTAGCTCCACGAAATCCGTAGATGTTTTGCCATGGATCGCCAACTCCAACAATGCGCCCTTTGACAAGGCGTGTAAGCATTGCATGGTTAACGGGGTTGAGGTCTTGGTATTCGTCGACGAGGACAAGGGGAAATCGAGGGAATGCCCCACCGAACACGCCGGGCATATAAACCTGATCGTTCCAGTCAACTGATCCGGCATAAGCGGCTTGGATTGAGGCGAGGAGGACTGCGTCGATAAGATCGATGACAAGATCACTTGGCTGCTCTTCCAGTGTGGCAATGAGTTGCTCTTGGGTGCAGAGGCGTGGGGTGTCAGGGAACTTACCATCAGGGATGTATCCCAAAGCTTTTGCCATGCCGACTCCAGCGAGTACCTCGAAGTAGACGTCCCACAGTTCCTGCTGGAGCTTCTTCTGTCGGGTCTCTTGGATGATGTTCTTGAGAATGTCATTGCATTTCTTTGCGTTGAGGGCACAGCGGCGACCAATGGTGTTGGTCCAGACGATTGAGCCGCATCCGTTGAAGGTGCGGACCTCGGTGGTGGAGAGCATCCGCTCCTTGGCTTCCTTGGCGTTACGGTTGTTGAAGACCAAGTAGAGGATTGGTTGCTTCTCGACGGCCTTCTCACCCATTTCGAGGGTGGTGGTCTTGCCGGTGCCAGCATAGCTGTGCATCATGATGTTGTCGCCGGTCGTGGCAAGTAGGTCGAGGAAGTGGAGTTGCTCCTCGGTGGGTGGTGGTGCCTCGCTGGGGAGCGAGGCATTGGAGACAATGTCGTTGAGGATGCTCATCGGCCAAGTGTCCTTAGATCAACGCGCGCCCGGCGCTTTGGTGTCCGTGACGCGACGAAGGATGCCGACAAGGAAGAATATCTCGCCGAGCCTGATGCGACCGAGAGGTCGGGAAAGGGACTCACGTATCGTGGCCGCTTCCTCGCTCGTGAGAGTAATCTTTCGATTAGCTTTGGCAGCTTTTGCATGTCGCAGACCTTTCATTGCAGACCTCGTTTGGCAAGGCCGGTGACATAGCCTTGCATCTTCTTCAGGTTCTCGGAGACGTGCCACCAGCCACGGCCTATTGCTAGGCCCGGCCCGTCGCCTTCGGCGCTGTTGAGGTGCATGAGCATTGCTGCGTCTTCTTGAGCAAGGCGCAGATGCTCGATCAGCTTGGAGTAGGTTTCACCCTTGGTTGGGACGGTCATACTCTCCTCACAAAGCCCGGCGTGACCTTTGGTCGGTTCATGCCAAGGCGGGATAGCAGGTTGATCTTGGGCGCGTCGGGTGCTGCTGGGCGATAGTTGATCTTCTCGGCGTAGGAACCGGTTTCGATCTTCTCTCGTGCTGCTTCGAGGGCGCCTTGGATGTTGGTGCCGGTGGCGACCACGACGTGATCATCGTCGGTGCAGTTGACTTGCCAATCATCTCGGCTGAGTTCGATGACGTGGGTCACGCGCCAGTCGTCGGGCATGAACACGGCTAGAGCTTCCTCAAACTGGCTCACTTGGCACCCATCTTCTTGACGAGGGCTAGGGCTCGAAGGCGCTGCTCGGCCGTGAAGTCGTCTTTGCCCTTGGGCCGAGTGACCTTTGGCTTGGGCATGACGTACTTGGCTCGGCCGGGCGGTGCCTTAGTGGCGTATTCTCGATGCACGGCTCGAAGCACGTTTAATGCTTTGGCAAAACCGGCCTCGGTCAAAGCATGCCTTTGGATGTACGGGATTGGTTCGCCCGGCATCTCAACGTAGACGTAAGCCTCGTCCACCCAGCACGTTACTGCCCAAGGCGGACGGAAGGTTGTGACAGTGGCACTCATTTGGATCTCCGATCGGTCGCAGGTTGGCTGGGCGCCGAGCTATTCATTGAAGGTTCCATAAGATCTTGATGCTCAGTGTGAGCAACAGGATCAGGATTACATAGACAAGGAAGTCTTGGCGGCTCACAGGGCGCTCTCCCATTCTACCTATCATTATACCACATTTCTTGTAAAAAGTCAAGCTCTTGTTGCTACATTGTCTAGTATTCTAGTAGGAATAGCCATGCGCCAGACGCATAGCTGGTATGCGCCGGGCGCATAGCTCAGGGCGGGGGTGCGACAATTTGTCACATGGACATCCGCATCGCGATGTGCCATACTTGAAAAATGCTGGGGATTGTATGTGAAGCAATCCCGCTCGTTGCTGCTGCGGCGGCACCATTCAATCCCCAGCAATTCCCACACATAGCAAAGGAGGCCAATGTGGCCATCTACGAAATCCAAGTGACGAAGGGCAAAGCTACTGTCCTCGTCGATACGGATGAGATACCGACCGAGATGTACGAGCAAGCGTTGCAACTTGGTCTCAAGCACATGATCAACCTTGGTGCCAGTAAGATTACCAAGGCGAACTATCCGAAACCTGAGGAGCTTCAAGCCGCTGCAATGGCACAGGCTGAGGTTCAGATCGGACTCATCAAGGAAGGCAAGATCCGTGGTGCTGCTGCCAAGAAGGATGGCAAAGTGCCCGGCAAGGTGATGACTGAGGCGCGTAGGCTGGCACGTAACTTGATTAAGGATGAGATGAAGCGCCAAGGCATTCGCGTTTCCCACGTTGAGACCAGTGAGATCACCAAGGCCGTCAATCAGCTGTTGTCTGAGGATGACTCGCTCATCAAACAGGCCGAGGTCAATCTTGCTGAACGGGAGAAGGTGCCTGTCAAGATCGACGTCAAGGCACTCATCAAGGAAAGCCCGACGAAGGTGGCTGCTGCCGAGGCTAAGAAAGCCAAAGCACGGGCTGCCACGAGCGCCAAGCAAGCGGCTATGGTGCAACCGAAAGCGAGGCCGACGATACAGCCTACCGTTCGGCATTAACAGTTACCGAGGCTCATTGCTGTACACAATGAGCCTCAATCACACGAGCAATGAGCGGCCACTGGCTAGTGCACATAGTTAAGCAAGCTCAGGATCGTATGAGCACAGGGGAAGGGGCGCTTATGCGCCTCTTCCTTTCCCCATTCACAGCCATAAGGAGCACCTATGGCTATCTATATCACAGTGAATTTGAAGGATGGGCGCACATTCGATGTGCCCAAGCCTTCAGGTGAGAAAGGCGCAAGGGACAAGTTCGTTCTTGGTGCCTATTCTCATGTCAAGAAGCTCTATCCTAACTGGTCATCAATGGTCCTCACAGTGGTCAACGATGACGAACATCTCAAACAGGAGGTCAGCCATGACTGACGTAGCTGCTACGCCGACGGAGGCGGAAATGATCAATATCCGGAATATGTTCTCGAAGGCTGCCGATGCAATCGTGAGTGCGTCCGAGCTTGGCAAGCGTGTTACTGAGCTTGAGCATGAACAGCGTCGACAGAAGGATGAGATCGAGAGCCTCAAGGCTTCCAATAGCTGGCTCAATGATCAGCTTAACAGCGTTCGGCAACAGCGTGATCAGCTGCAAACTCAGCTTGAGCAGGAGCGTCATGCTAAGGAAGTGCTTAGCCGTGATCTCGCCAATGCCAATGGCGTCATTGAGCATAACAATGCAAGGATCACAGAGCTAAGTGATAGTCTCCATCGCTCTCAGCGTGAGAGTGACGATCATTTGCTGCGCGCCATGACTGCCGAGGAGGAGCTTGAGAAGGTCAAGGCCAAGCTCGATGAGGCATTCGAGTGGATGGATGCAGCAAAAGCGCTGTTCCGTCGTGATGAGCCGAAGGAGGTTAAGGAGCCTATTCCGTTTCCCACAGTGGCCGTTGAGCCTACCGTTCCTGCCGATGTGCCAAGTCCCGTTCATGTTGACGGAACTCCTACTCAAGAACCTGAAAAGGTAGCAACGGGGACCGACCCTTACCGTTGGTAATCTACGTTGAGGTTGACTAAGGCGGGGCAGAGATGCCCCGCCTCTCTTTGTCCCTTTAGAGGAGGCTACGATGCAAGTGGCTGTGTATCGTTTCGTGCCAACGGCACATATGGAACTGATCAATGGTGAATGGTGGGAGAAGCAACGCCAAGAGTTCATGGGAATACTGGAGAGCACAAGCGTTGCCCAAGCTGCCAAGGACTGTCCCCATAGTGAGTTCACCCTGTCATTCTATGAGGTCAAAGAATGAGCAAGCGCAGAGATTGCCCGTTCCAGCTAACGCGGAAGAAGCTGCCGGGGATTGATGGGCATGTGTTCTACGTGTGGAGGCTCATCGACGTTACCACTGACTATCCCATTGCCAGTGGCACAAGCACCAATCCATTCAATGCGCCGCAGAGCTTGAGGCGCATTCAGGCATCCCTAAACAGTCGATATGTGCTCGACAAGCTGAGGATATGCTAATGACATGGAACTATCATCTCCCACACATACAGAAATGCGCATTCAAGAGCAAGGACGGTGAGCAGTTTGAAGCCGCCTATGCTGTTGTGGACAGGGATAATGAGCCCATCGTCTTCTTGACTGTGGATGAAGAGGATGGGTTTTGGTGCGTGTGGCATTACGATGAGGTTGCAGAGTGGAAACTGTTTGGTGAGAGGAGGGTGTGATGGACTCGTACAAGATGGTGCTTCAGGCTGAAAGCCTCGGCCTTGAATGGGAATACTCGTTTGAGTCTGGCAGCGATGAGCTTGCCATTCAGTATGCTTGCCACCATGCTAAGGTGGTGTTGAGTGAATGGTCACGGTACAAGTGGCTGTTGCTGTTTACCGATGGAAAGATGGTGGCTAGGCTTGAGATCCAACGCAGAGAGCCGACAATCAAGATCGGCATTCCAGTGCCTGAAGGTGTGCAGGTTCTGGACATCAATGATGTTGAGGGCATGTACAGTACACTCAAGCAGATAATGGGAGAGTGACATGCCACCCAGAACCATGAAGCAATGGAAGTTTATGGCACAGGCTGCTCATCACCCTGAGACGCTGCTTTTTCTGTGGCTGGTTAAGTATCTGAAGCGTAAAGGCGTCAAGAAGCCATATCAGGTGGCAATGAAGATCATCAAGAAATGGAGGTCATTCCTATGAAGGGATACACTCTGTATCTTATCCACATCGAACCAAGGTATCGCCACGCTGGTCATTACCTTGGCATATGCCGCAATGGACGTGACGTTGCTGAACGGTTCAAGGAGCATTGCCGTGGTGCTGGTGCAGTGCTTACGCAACATGCAAGGCGCGCAG